CATTGTCGGCGTGGCTATACAACGTATAGCCGACTACAAAAACAAGCAGCTCGACCTTCAGGCATCGCGTGAAAAAATGGCGCACGAAGTTGAGATGATGAAAGCCCAAGCTGAGATGATGACTCAAGAGTGGGCGGCAAGAACTAAGATCGCTGACATTGAAGCGGCTGGAGCTGAATCAGCAGAGGATGCAAAATCGTTCGCGGCAAGTTTTTCAGAAGGAGAAAAATATAGTGCGAAAGTTACCCCGTCCCAAGGACAAGCATGGCTTTTGGTATTACTTGATCTTTTCCGCGGCCTTGTACGCCCTGGCCTCACTGTTTACCTCTGCGTTTTGACCACACTTATCTATTTGCATTCAAGGGAGCTTCTCAATAAACCGATGTCAGAGGCCGAAGCCGTAGCTTTGGTGAATAAGGTAACTCAGACTATTCTTTATCTGACGACGAGCTGCCTTCTTTGGTGGTTCGGAGTAAGGAATCGGGGGAAACAACCGAATGTTTCGTAGGTTTTTTGCTCCATTTTTCAATGCATTGCTTGGCTCTGGGAGATCCTGAGTCAGCGCAAACCCACAACGTCTCTTTCATATCGACGAGACAAGACGCCATTAAACCGATGTCTCGTGGCTCAATCGGAACCTCAGTGCCAGGGAACTTATTGCGCTGAGCAACTATTTTCTCGGCAATCTCTATCGCGGATTTGTCTTGTAAGAACATATTCTTTCCTCCAACGGCTAACGGTTTCGGGGCTAACACTGAATGCGATTGCGGCTTCTTTTAATTGAAGTCCTGATTCCATCGCGTTCATTATAAGCTTGATCTTAGCTTCGCGTTGCTTCGGATCGTATCGTCTGCCTGAATTACATCTCATAATAAAATAGAAGTCGATCTGCCTGCTCGCTTGCGCGACTACCTGGGATCAGGAATAGCCGAAGCTACTCACAGGGGCGTTTTTTAATGCCCAGCCGACTTCAAGTCCTTAATAACCGGAACGTGGTTTCGGTTTTCTTGGTTTTGGTTTCTTTGCCACTTTTTTCTCCCCTGCAACCCGATAAGCGATTGCGTTTGCCTGCGCCACTGGTCTGCCTGAACGAATAAGCTCGGCCACATTAGCGGCGTGGGCTGATTTTGATTTTCCTTTTCGTAGCGGCATTAGCTCTTTGCCTTTCGTTTCTTTCCAGCTTGAGCCATTTTAGCCATCTTCGCCTTTCCGTATTTCGCAATGCCAGCAGCCGCAGCCACCGCATACGGATTGCGAGCGCCACTCTTCTTTGCGCTTTTAACAACTGCCGCGAATCGCTTGCCTGATCCTAGTTTTGCTTTAGCCATGAATCCCCCTAGTTTTTGTTAAACTCCTCACAAAATCTCTCACACTCTGGGAGCATTTGCAAATCACATTCGAGAGGATCACACGACTGTCTAACTGGGAAAGACCTGTCGAGCGAATACGACGAGCAAGCGTACAAAACGATAAGCACAACAGCGATCATTGCCATTTCTATTACCCGTATTAATGCTTCTTCTTTGGAACCCATACTTTAGTCGGATCCTTTTGTTGGGCTTCGCGCCGAATGTGGTTAAGTGCCGCAAGAGCATATCCCTGCGAAGACGTTAAAGCTGTGCCACTATCCATTTGTTGAATCATAGACTCAAAAGTCGGCGTTGCCTTAACTTCCACCTTATTTTCAGGCAGGTCTGTCAAGACTATCGTTACTGTTGCCATCGTCGTCCTCCGATCTTCCGGCGTGAATGTTTCTAAGTTTCGCTTCTAACTCCGCACACCTCTCACGAAGAAAGTCTATCTCTTTCTGTAGTTCTTCCACCCGAACGTCATTTATGCTTTTCGTCACAGTGGGATCTCGCTTTCGTCTGGTTCTTGTGCCGATCCTTCGTCTATATCCACCACGCTATCCTTGCGGCTCACCGGAGCGCCAGGAGCCTTTGTAAGCTCTGCTTCTGGTACTGGAGAAGACGCCTCAACAACCTGGGACAGCCTGGACGATTTTGTAGGGGCTTCCGGCTGGACTTCAGTCGGATCCAGATCGTACATATCGTCGTCGCGCTGCACGACTTGTTCAAGGTCGGTCGACATAGGAAGCCTCTTTGAGAGCCTGCGGATTGCCGTCTTCTTTCTCATCTCGTCGGCAAAAGCGCCCGCCCACGGGCCAGAGTCCTTGGCGCGACTGACGTTCTTAACTGCTTTCACTTGATCCTCGGTCATGACTTCGATATAAACCGCGTTGTCTTTTGTCCTCGCTAGTGCATAAGTCAATCTCACGGCCCCCCTGTCTCCTTCAAAACTGGGCTTGTGCTTTAGATGTTCTCCGCTTTCGTCGAGCCAGTAGTCAAACTCGTCCTTCGTGTAAACTACCTGGGCCGAGATACTCGCAAGCTCACCACTGTTTCGCACCTTCTTTAAAATGCCCGTAACCATCGGCATGTACTGTACAAGAAGGTCGCCAGATTTATTCTTAAACGGAACAAGCGCGGCCTCTTTGCCATCGGCTAGAAGTCCATCCTGGGCGGCCTTCATCGCTCCGGCAAATAGAGAGGCTCTTGTCGCCTCTAAAAGCTTTGGGTTTAGCTGGCACGCGGTTACTACCACTCGCATGAACTTCTCTGGGCTTATCTGCGGTGGCAAAACCATTTTGAACTGATCTTCCATCTTGGTTAATGTGTTTCTGAAATCGTCCATTACGGACAATGCTTTGCCTGCGCTCATAAAACACTCCTAATTTCTTCTTGGTCTTCCACCCTAATAGTGGTCCCGTTTATATTATCGAATTTGAAAAAGAATACTGTTTTAACTAGGTCTCCACTTCCTGTGTAATCGCGCTCCTCGTAAACATAGGGTTCGTGCCTCAATGGATCTTCAGTCCAATATTCATGGTTTTTGGCCATCCTATAAGCGTCTAAGAAAAGCATGCATCTTGTTTTCGTTACGGTCAGCGTGCTGAGGCCATCCACATCTTCCACCAACCACTCTCTAACTGTTTTCGCACCCTCGCAAATAAAATCGTCTGGTGCTTCGCTATTTAACAATCTCATACCTTCTCCTTTTTCCAGTTTACCCTGAAATCTCGGTATCCTTTTGCGTCGTATTCAACGTGCTTTGGCCCGATGATAGTTGCGCTGATGGAGAAGTTAGCTCCTCTTACTCGCTCGGCGTCTCCTATCTCCATTAGCATTTGCGCTTTAACAGCCTTCCGCTTATCTTCCGATTCTTTTATCTCATCGCCAAGCTCTTTATATGTCTGAGCAAGAAGGGCTATTCCAGCGTTGGCCTCAATCGTTTTCTCCGGAGTCGCAAAACTATAAAGCTGACGAATGAAGTCGGCATCTTTTGCGAAATCTGGAGCAGGGACATCGTTCTTCTCGATGCTCACCCAAAACGCACTGACAGCATTTTTAATAGCTGTATGGATTTTAGGATCAGGCTCCCTCTTTACTAGAGTCACTTGGTTGCCGCCCACTAATGCCCCAATATATGCGTATTTTCTGCCTGACAGTAGGAGCTGGTGCTGTACTTGTGCCTCTATATAGAGGGGAGCCTCAACGTGATCCCCATCAACTATCCAGGCGTTTTGAAACTGTCTCTCTCCGACATTCTTGATCTCAAGAATGCCGTCGTCTTCGATGAAGAAATCAAACGAGGATCCTATGCGCAGCTCGGGATCTCTCATGTACCCATCGAATCGTTTTATATTCAGTTTCTCATCGGCAGCGATGCCTGCCGCGATAGAATCTTGAAGTCGCGTACCCCATTTCATAAAATTGTTTTCTTCAATTTTTACTACTTGACCGGCTCTTTTGCGGTGCCATAACTCGAACTTTGTCAAGTATTGGTTTGCTCCGAAAAGGGCTGAAACTTCGGTGGAAGTAATGTCCTTCGCTCTCATTTCTAGCCAATGGTCTTTGTCACGCGGTTCAATTATTTCTATCATTGTTCTCCTTGACAGTGTTTAGCGGTTTTAGCAATATGATTCGGAAAACGCAACAGGAGAATTAATGAAATTAAGTCCGGCAAAATACGTGATTAGAATTTTCGGTGGGGTTCGGTCTGCCGCTTTTATTATTGGCCGTCACCCTGGTTCGGTGTCTCGGTGGCAGACGCCGAAAACCAGCGGTGGATATGGCGGAACGATCCCAAAGGCAGCGCGATTGACTATCTTAAAGATAGCGAAACGGCGCAAGCTTCCGATTACTTCTCGCGATCTCGACTACGGTCGAACTATATAAGGTGAGTTCAAATGCCAATAACACTGCGCCCATACCAAGACAAACTTGTCTTGAGTACACGCGAATCAATGCGATCCGGTCGCCGCGCTCCGCTCCTAGTCTCACCTTGTGGCAGTGGAAAGACCGTAGCCTTTTCGTTCTTTGCGGAAACCGCATCAGCGAAAGGGAAGCGCGTCCTAATCCTGGCTCACAGGGAAGAACTCATCGATCAGATAAGCGATACGCTTGAACAATTTAAGGTGAAGCATAGCTTTGTTTGCGCCGGAAGGGAATACGATATGGAGCATTCGGTTCACGTAGGATCTGTTTTCTCAGTGGTGAGGAGAATGCACAAGCTAGTGCCTCCGAACATTATTATTATCGACGAAGCCCACCATGCCATTAAGGGATCCACCTGGGGCAGGGTTTTACAAAATTTTCCCAAGGCTTACCGAGTAGGGGTAACGGCGTCCCCCGCGAGACTATCCGGTGAGCCTTTGGGAGACATTTTCGACGATATGATAATGGGGCCGACCGTTTCGGAGTTAATTGAGCTGGGTGCTCTTTGCAAATATAAGTTATTCGCTCCTTCTACCATCGACACAAGCGATGTGAAATCCAAATACGGCGACTTCGTTAAGGGAGACTTGGCTCGGGCTGCGGCCAAGCCGGTTATCACCGGCCACGCCATTACGGAATACAAAAAGCGGGCCGCAGGGAAAAGAGCAATTGTATTCTGCGTTTCGGTTGAGCACGCCAAAAACGTCGCTGAAGAATTTTCAAGAGCTGGGTTTCGTGCTCTCTCTATAGATGGGACATTACACGGCGATATTCGAAAGCAAATAGTTTCCGACTATCGCAGCGGCAAAATAGACATTCTTACTTCCTGTGACATTATATCGGAGGGCTTTGACCTACCAGCAATTGAAGTAGCAATCATGCTCAGACCAACAATGTCGTTGGCGCTTTGGATTCAACAGTCAGGTCGTGCTCTCCGTCCTTTTCCTGGGAAAGAGTACGCTATTATCCTTGATCATGCTGGCAATGCTATGAGGCATGGGCTTCCTGATGAAGATAGAGAATGGTCTTTGAGTGGAATAGCAAAGCGAAAAGGCGGGGAATGTCCCACAAGGTCTTGTCCTAAGTGCTACGCCGTTTTCTTTGGCGGGTTAATGAAGTGCCCTGAGTGTGGGCATATTTTCCAATTAGAGAAAAAGCGGGAGGTGGAAACGGTTGAAGGAGACTTGGTTGAAGTTGACGTGGCCGCCGTAAGAAGGGTACGCCTTAAAGAACAGGGATCCGCTCAGTCATTAGAGGATCTTTATCAGATCGGGTTAAAGCGCGGTTATCGCAACGCTCGGGCGTGGTCGAAGCACGTTTTCAATGCAAGGCAAGCGAAGAAATTACAAAGGGGGAGATAATGGAGCAATCGCCGATATTTTTACAAGATGATAGATTGGCAGAGAAGGCAAAAGAATTCGCGAAAGGGTTTCAACAGGACTATGCGACAAGGCTCGAGTCAGATTTAATTTTCGCTTATCGTGCTGGCTGGATCGCCGGTGAGGAAGACTTGTTAAATAGAGCTAAGGAGCTTGTTGCTGTTGCAGAGTCAAGGGTGGCGAATGAAACTGACCGATGAATGGCATACTCCCAACTGGCTTTTTGAACAGCTCGATGCGATCTACGGGCCATTTACATTTGATGTATGTGCCAGTGATGCAAATCACAAGTGCAAAGATTACCTCACCATACACGACAACGCATTAGACAAGGTGTGGGCGGTCGGAGGTAAGTGCTGGATGAACCCCCCTTATTCTGATCCAAAGCCATGGGTGAGAAAAGCTGTTGAGGAATCCGTCCACGGAGTTACAACGGGGGCTCTTTTACCTTGTGATCACTCTGTCCGTTGGTACAGAGATTTCATTGCTCATAATCCTTTTGCTAGTATTGTCGAGCGGTTTCCATTTCGCATTAAGTTTCAACCACCACCCGATTGGAAGGGTGCTGTCTGCGGTCCTCGTGGGGCGCACATGTTTGTTATTTTTCATCCTGAGATTAAACGCCCTGGGCAAACGGAGATGCCTAGTGCTTGAGGGAGAATTAATGCGTCGCTGTCAGGTGGCCGCCACAAAAAAAGAAGCACGCCTTTTTCGCAACAACGTCGGCGTACTCAGAGACGCTCAGGGTCAATATGTTGCCTATGGTCTTTGCAAGGGTAGTTCCGATCTGATCGGATGGAAGTCAATAATAATTTCTTCCGAAATGGTTGGAAAACGTGTTGCGGTTTTCACAGCATGTGAGGTAAAACTGGAAAACGGAAAATTAACAAAAGAACAGGCGAATTTCCTTTCCGTGGTGCATCGTGAGGGAGGAATTGCGATATGCGCCCGAAGCCAAGAAGACGCGGTTGAAGGATTAGATGGCTACAAACCAGCTTGATTTTTCAGGACTATCATTCCAATTACTCTCTCGAGCCAGGATTCTACTACCTAAATGGTTGCCAGGCGGAACACTTAAAGGCCAAGAATATATGTGCGGTGACATCACCGGAGGGCCAGGAGATTCCTTCCGAGTTAATGTCCGTACCGGCGCTTGGTGCGACTTTGCTAATCCCGATCAGTTTCGTGGTGGCGATCTCATCTCTCTTTGGGCGGCAATAAATAATATCGGACAAGGCGAGGCGGCCAAGCAGCTCGCTTCAGAAGTTGGCTTTCAGCTAATCGCTGCGAAAACCGAGGTGCCGGAGATCATCCCCCCTCCACTAGATAAGCCAGTTCCTCAAATGCTTCACCAAGAATACGGCAAGCCTTCAATGCATTGGTGTTACCGAACCGAGAAAGACGATGTTCTTTTCTACATTGCCAGATACGATCCGGTCGGCGGGAAGAAGCAGATCATTCCTTGGACATGGAGCACAAAAGGCAGCCGGTACACAATGAAATCCTGGCCCACTCCGCGGCCATTGTACGGACTTGAGCTGCTTTCTCTGCGCCCAGAAGCCCCTATTATGCTAGTCGAAGGGGAAAAGGCTTGCGACTCCGCTCGGAGGCTTGCCAGCGGCCCTTATATCGTAATGTGCTGGCCGAATGGTGGGAACTCTTACAATAAGGTAGACTTCTCCCCGATTTATGGCCGTAAAATCCTCCTATGGCCTGACGCTGACGAGCCAGGGCTTAAGGCGATGGCCGGAGTTGCCAGGATCTTAAAAGACCATTCCCCAGAAATTAAAGTTATCGATCCAAGCGACCACTCAAAGGGGTGGGACGCAGCCGACGCAATCAACGATGGGTGGAATGGAAAAGACTTCTTCGCTTGGGCAAAAACGAGAGTGCGCCTTTTAGACGAAGCGGAGGTTTTGCCGAAAGAAGACTGGGCCGAGCCAGTCGAAGAAGAAGATAACGGCACGGCATCAAATAGCGCCATGATAACCTGGCAACGAGCTGAACTCGTTCTCACAAGACAGGGGCAACCAATAGTGAATCTCGACAATATTATGCGGCTTTTTAAAGTCGATGAACACTTGCAAGATCTGGTTTGGTACGACGAGTTTCACGGACGCTACTTCACGAAAGGCGAGAACGGGAAGGCGAGACAGTGGACAGAGCACGACGACAGCGAGTTAACGATTTACTTGCAGCGCATTCTCGACATCAGAAAAGTTCCCACTACTCTTGTCGCCCAAGCCGCGATGACTTGGGGGAGGCAACACCCGAAGAATGAGCCGAAAGACTGGATGGAGACTCTCGAGTGGGACAAAGCCGAGCGCATTGAAAGGTTTTTTATCGAGGGGCTTGGCGCTGAGGATTCCGCTTTTACAAGAGCCGCTTCAAGGAATTTCTGGATCTCTCTCGCGGCTAGAATTTATTCCCCTGGCTGCAAGGCTGACGAGATGATTGTTCTCGAGGGAGCACAGGGCACTTATAAGTCGACAGCTCTCTCTGTTATCGGAGGGGATTGGTATTCCCAGGCAAGCGCACGCCCAGGAGAGAAAGATTTTTACCAGGGACTTCAAGGAAAGCTTCTCATTGAAATCGCGGAACTCTCTTCCTTCTCGAAGGTCGACATCAACATCATCAAGAAGGATCTCTCGAACGCTTCCGACGACATCCGAGTTTCTTACGGTCGGTATAATCAGAAGTACCCGCGGACTTGCATCTTTGCCGGATCCACGAACGAATCGGCTTATCTCAATGACCCAACAGGCGGACGGAGATTCTGGCCGATAAAAGTAGGAAAAATAGATCTCATTTACATTCGAGAAAACCGAAACCTCTTTTTCGCCGAGGCCGTGCATTGCCTTAAGGCCGGTGCGTCCTGGCACGAAATGCCGATGGAAGAAACGCTGATGCAACAGGAAAGTCGGCAAATCCTCGACGCCTGGATAGAAGACATCGGGCCTTACCTGGCGTTCAGGGAATCGGCGTGCGTGACCTTGAGAGATATTTGGGTAGACTGCCTCAAGGGAGAGGTCGATCGCTTTGATCCTATGGCTCAAAAGCGGGTGGCTAGGTGCTTCCACCAACTCGGGTGGGATAGAAGGGTGAGGCGGGTAGGCGGGAAAAATTCAAAGGTTTGGGTTAAGATAGGAGAATCCGATAAGAGTAATGGGAACGGAAGCGGGGAACACACGGAGAAGCAGCCGGACGAGCTATCCGATCCACAACCACGAATACAGGAGTCAGTCAATGAAATCCCTTTTTGAAAAAGTCAAGGCAAAATTAAAAGCGTTTCACGATAAGGTGCGGGCCAGTAGCGCCTACCAGCTCGCTAAGAAGGTCGTGAATAAGATCATGTCGTTCTTCGATTCGGACTTGAGCTAAGGAAGTGTTGCGGTTTTCGAGAAAAATTTTCAGCGCGAAAATCGCAGTTGAATTCGCGTCGCAGTGCGTTCAATTTTCAATTCTTTGCCTTCAAATTTCAATTGAAAACCTCGAACGCAGCTCCTAGCACGGCTTTTCAGTCAAACGCGGCGTGGCGACGATTTTTGAGCGATTTTTTTTCGGTCGCGCGGTTTTTACTTCTTCGGCGATTGGCAAGTAATCGTCGAGAGACCCCATTTGAATCTCTTCTTCTGTTGTCCATCTACTCATGTCAGAAAGCGCACAAGCGATCGCTGTGTCTTCTGATTCGGCTTCCACCTCGAAAACTTCGTAATACCAAAAGGGGATTTTCACTCTAAAGGTTTTCATTGTTCTTCCCTTCGGCTTTGGCGATTAGTTTTTTCCAGAAGCTTTGGGTGACCGCAGTGCAGTACTTCGTTTCCTCTTCAATGCATTGTAAGAGGACTAACCCGCGCTTTAATTCAAAAAGCAGCTCCGGTGCGGCGACAATGAGACGGGCGTTTGCGGCGTCTTCTTCTATCGTTCTTCCGCTGCTTAATTGGCAAATCATTTGCGAGATAAAGTTTGAATCATCGATAGCAAAATCAGCTGCTCGCCACGGCCCAGGCGTATACTCACTCATCGTAGCCGTCCTCCGCAGGATAATATTTCCCATCTTTCTCGATATAAGCTCGCTCGGAAACCTTCCACGCGAGCCACTCGATAAACTCTCTTTCGTACAACGTCCGGTTGATGTGCCGGAATACGTGAGACGGCAAGTACGATCGGTCGCAAAGCAAAACCGGATCGTTCGAGTCGTCAAGGTATTCGTCAAAACGGTTGTAGAGATCCCTTTCGGCGATTGCCCTATCGTTAAACTCATACAGCTTCGCCATTCATCCCCCTTTTATTTCTGTCCCCTGCATTTTGTTCCTTTCCTAAAAGCTCTTTGGTTAGCCGGTTTAATTCTTCTCCAAGCTCGGCGGCCTCTCCTAGTTTTCCGTCGAGAAGGTCGATTTTCTCCATCACTGTCGGAACTGTTTCCTTTGCTGTGTTCATTTCGGCTCCCTTAAAGGCATGATAACCGCCGCAGTTTCACCGCACGCTTGAATAATAATGGGGGCCTTTTCTTCTTTCGCGAAACACTCTCCTAGTTGCATGAGCGGCACGTATTGAGTAGCAACAAAAACAGAGAGGCTTTTGTCTTCCGTCTCGTAGCGGTAGCCCTGTACCCAGTTTTCATTATGGAACATCACCCCTTGAGGGATCGGGTTTAGCTTTTTATATCCGTCCATGTTCGACGGAAGTATTCTCTCCATGTCTGGGGTCCCTGGCCTGTCCCATCCACCACGAAGTCCCATAGCATAAGTGCCGTTCTTGATGTTCTCCACCGCCTTAAAAGCCTTTGGTATTTGCGGCAAGCTCATGTACTGCCTTCGCAATAGCCAATGCCCGTTGGATATGTTTTTCTCGTCGACATAAAGCCTGTCGCTTGCGTCTATTTTGAATTTTGGTATTAGCATTTTTCTCTCCTTAGGGGTAGTTTTTTCAATTTTCGTTGCGATTTTCGCATCGAATTTGTGCGTAAATCATAGCTGGAAAATTTTGTCAAGAAAAATCTTTTTTTGCAGTTAATTTAGACTTCCCTTAAAGGCAAAAAAATCCCCTGATAAAAGCACCGAAATGCACTTACCAGGGGAGATTTTATTCTTCGTTAAGTAAACGCCTTACTTTTGTCCAGTCGATTAGGTGGAACATAATATGTTCCACGTCGAGCTTGTACTGCTCCAAAATGGACACAAGTATGGCTTCTAGGTTTTCATCGCTGTCGTCTTTTTTAGCGTCTAAGTAAGCCCATTCTTCATTGGCTATTAGGTTATACGCTTCGTTAGTGTCCCAAGTGTGTTCGGTACTCATTTGCAACCTCGCACTTGTTTTTCGACGACAGACCATCCAGAGTCGCCCATCATGTTAATCGGCCTGTCGAGAAGAAAGCCAATCATCATGGACATACAAACCGCCCTCTCTGCTAAGAGCATCACGTACTTCGTCGCTGCGGCTTCGGTTTTAAATTGCAAATATCGAATGGGTGTCTTAGGCCCATTCTGAGCGGCCCAAGTGCCGAACGTCGGTTTTCGCGTAACGATTTTGGCTTCAAACGGTGTAAAATTCTTAGCCAGGATCTCAAACGCATCTCCTTCGTCGTTTCCGTTTTTCACTCCAAGTGACAAGAAGTGGTCAATCGGAACGCCGCCCATGTACTGTTTACAGTCGTAGCGGAGGCTTTCGATGTCGGCCCTTCCTTCACATTCTTTGCCACTAAAGCCCTGCTCATCAAAGCTCTTGTGGCATTTGTGCGCCATGATCTCTGCCGAGACGAGAAAGGGATAATCTTCGTATTCCTCTTCTCCTGTGGCATCGGCCATGTTGGTTATTTCGTAGACGATTCCGAACTGGTGGTTAGCGTCTTCTAACCCAAACACCCAGTTTGGATCCGTTTGATAGAGGAGATTTTCACTCCCCATCTCTTTTAGTTTTGGTACACTCACTTTTTTACTCCTTGTTTGGTCTGGCTTAATTGCCAAACCGTTTTTTGCCGTTAGGCAAAATCTCAAATCTCAAAGTTCACACTCAAGGCGGTAAAACCGCCCCAAGCGGATCTAGGACAAACGAAGGCTTTTCCCGTCGACAAAGACCTCGGAAAATCCCAACAGCGTAACGAAGCCAAGTAGAATACGCCTAGGCTTGAAACACTCTGAATACAGCTCCCAGTATTCTCAAGGCATACTCTCCCCCGCAGGGTAGCCGCATTCCCTATGAATACAGCTACCCTTAGGGTGTGAGTGGGGCATGACCATAGTCATAGACCATGACCATACCCAAGCCTTGAAGTCATACCAGTGCCAGCCAGTCCGTGTATTCCGCAGGAATGCGGTCACGCACTATTCGTGCCTGTTTTTAATGCAGGGATCGTGCCTGCAAAAATCAACGTCAAGATCGCGGCGTGCCTGAACAGGCTTAGCTGGCGGTGCATACTGAAAGAATACGCAGAAGTTTTGGGCGATCGTCCAATCATTAGCCAGCGTGCCTGAATTTTTGTCTTAATAGATCGCGCGCGATCTTTGGATCGCGTGACAGGGATCGAGACGTTGACGATCGCGGTCTCAACGCCGCTTGGGAATGCCTCATAATACGCGCTGGAATGCATAGAGTGCTGCGATCACCTTGACGTTGAGGGGAATGCATCGGTAGTCGGATGATCTCTTTGAATACGCGCCGCACTCACGGAATGCGTATTCTCTGAGAATACACTCAATGCAAAAAAATACCCGCAGTCACCTTGACGGATCGTGCGGGCATTCTTAACTACTTGAGTTTCGCGACCTGTGCCTTGAGATCCTCAACGTGGTTGATGATCGCAGTCCAGCCCGCTTTTCTCAACGTGACTGGGAAACGATTCCCAAGCCCGTATACGATGAGTTTGTCGTCAACTATTCTTGACGAAAACTCACTGCGGTTTTTTGTCACGCGTTCCATAGTCTTGGTTTTTTGAGCCAAGATGCTGTCGGTAGCCGCTTGTCGCATAGCTTCCGGTAGCCCGTTGACGATCGCTTGTTCGTTTAGGTTTAATTTTACACTCACTGTATTCTCCTTGTTTGCGTCGCTCGGTTTGAGCCGATTGACGCGGTTTGTTTGGCGCTGCGAAATTGCAACGCCGATGCATAGTGCTCTTTGCAGTTTGAATGCCAAACCGCGTTGAGCCTGCCTTTTGTGTATACAATTGGAATACAGTGTCTAACTTTTAGGCATGCTACCGAGGATTGGCAGGGGTAGCGTTGAGGTAGCGCGTTAACTACTTGAATACGCTACTAGTATACCCCTGCTACCTATGCTACCTATATATATATATAGTATTATAGATAGTATATAGCGTATAGCGTATAGTATGTATTATTTACAGGGTATGGGGTATCCAATAGCGCGTGGAAAGTCCATGTAAACAGGGGTAGTAGGGGTTACACGGTAGCATTCACGCACAAAGGTCTGCGTCAAGGGTAGCACTTGGGTAGACCGACTTCCGATCCGGTGTATTCAAACCGAATGCGACCGAGGGATCTAAAGATGATCGGAGACCGAGTGTGATCATTCAAGCTGTGGCCGTATTCTGTCAGTCTACTTGGGCTGATGCATTCAGTCAGAATGCTTTTGCATCGACCTCGGCGCTGTCGACCCCCGCCTATTAGATGCGCGACGGGTGGGGGCAGCCACTCCCCGCCGTTTTCCCTAAAAATAAGCTACGCTCTGTGTTGACGCACTGAGTCCTCTATATACAGGAAACGCTTGAGCTTTTCGGCTAGAAAAATTTTTTAAAAAAAGTTCCCCGTGGAACAAAGTCAAGTTACCCTTTGGGCGAGACGATGAACACTGACTTACGTAGAAACCTGCAAGACCTCTTCGACGACCCTTCGACGATGGATACTATTTGCGCTCACGTAGCCGAAGGCCAGTCGCTCCGGTCTCTTTGTAAAATTTGGGCGGTGCCGGTTGGTTCGATGCTTTGTTGGATTAGGAAGGACACTACCCGCGCTACTCGGTTTGATGACTGTAAGAAGGACTGTAGGGAGAATGCGGTTGAGGTGGTGCTTGACGAGCTACGCGCTATTGCCGCCTCGGATATTAGGGAAATATTCAGTAGCGACGGTAGCATGAAGCCGGTTGACCTTTGGCCGGAAGCGATTGCAAGGTGCATTCAGTCTATAGAGACGGAGGAACTCTTCGAGCAGCGAGGTAGGGAGAAGGTGCAAATCGGGTGGACGAAGAAGGTGAGATTCTGGGATAAGACGAAGGGACTGGAGTTACTCGGGAAGAATTTGGGAATGTTCATCGACAAGACTCAGGTTGATGTGAAGGTGAGCCTCGAGGACTTAGTAAGGGGATCGCTGACAAAGCCCGATAAGGTAGTCGATGCGACCACAACACTCGAGCCTGTCAGACCTAATTTGGATCCTCCTCCTGTGCCTTCTGATACTCTACCTCTCGTCGCTCCATTGAGTTTGCCCGCCGGTAACGTGGGAGATCCGTTGTGAAGAAGTGGCGCGACTGCCAACACTGTTTCGGCACTGGCGTCAAGTTTGAAAACGATTCCCAAGTGCCTTGTTACGAGTACCCTAAGAACGGCCAGCACGTTTGGAAAGAGACGAGACTTCGGTGTGGCGTTTACGAATGCGCCGTCTGTGGAACCATCAAGCTAACGCTCGCCAGAAATAAAATGTGTACGGGCTTGACACCCGAATAGCGTTGCGATAATCGGAAGACCAACAATTAACTTAGGAGTTAAAATGCTAACGCTTATTATGTACTGTCTGATAACGACCACCGACACGACGACGCTTGAAGTGACGACCGATAATGGAACGTACACGACGAGACAGATAGAGAAAATCGTCAGAGAGACGATCGAAGCCGGTGATAAAATCACGGTCGCTTGCCGTCCGGTGAGACCGATAACTAACTAATGCAAGACTGCTACTGCCACGATCCTGAGTTTCAAAGGGCTTGGGCTGGGTGCCATCACCCGCCTAGATTCCGGCGCTGGCCGTTGTGGTTTGCGCTACTTGCAATGTTTGGATGTGCGTCAGTTAAGAACTCGGCTGGCTACCGCAACTGTGTTATCAAGTGCGGGGCTGGCCGAGTATATACTTACGTCGAGGGAAAGTGTGAGTGTTGGAAATAATGCAGCAACGATCACGATATACTAATACGGCTTATTGGCGGTTCGAGAGAAATGGCCTTTGCAAAAACTTCCCATGTGAAAAGAAGGCTCGCATGAAAATGAGAATGTTTACTGACGATCCAAAACGCTTTGTTAAGCCCTGGCAATTTTGTTCAGCCGCGTGCTTTCACAATTTTAATAAGAGAAGAACTGACGGAGCAGCGGAACGTGTAGCAGCGTTTTTAAAAAAGAAAGAGGCAGAAATTGGAAGTGAAGCCTTGCTCGATTTGCAAAGGTGAAGGGTGGGTTTGTGAAAACCACCGAGACAAAGCATGGAACTACGGCGAGCCTGGCTGTTGCGGTGGCGCTGGAGCGCCTTGCAGATGTAATGTTTCAGATCCACCGTGGCACCACGACTTAGATAAACAAAAGGAGGAGAATTGCCCCGTAGAAACACCCCCAAAGAGCTGAAGGAAAGCGGCTGGCTTCGGTTTGCTATCTGGGCGATGAGGCAAGGGTTTACCGTCAAAGACGTAGAAGACAACTCAATGAAGTGGCGGATAGAAATTGGAATAAGAAAAACACAAACACAAATGGCCTACGCTCTTTTTTATGGGGCCGCAGGAGAACAAAAATGAACGCATTTGTAAGTTCGATAGTACAGGGTTGCGGTATTGGAATCGGCTTGGCTTTGGCTTCGGCGATTCTCCATGCTATTTTCCATGTTGGGTTTTGCGGTTAGCCAGCGATGCACAAAGCAGCACATGTAGAAAATACCAAGGTTAAATAAAGTAACCATCCCACTTCACAGGAGAGGTAAGCAAAATGGATGCCACAAAAAAAGAGAACGACATCTTCATAGGTATCCCCTGTTACGGGAATAAAATTTGCGAGGGCGCTGTGAAAGGTGTTCTCGCGGCCAGTAACCAACGACTCAATAAAACAATTCAGTTCTCTGGCTTTTCTATTCTAACCAGGAACTTCAACGCTCTATGGACTCAAGCATTAAATTCGAGAGAACAGGGCACGACCCATTTCTGTATGCTCCATGAGGATATTAGCCCAGAGCCTTACTGGTTAGATAAGATGCTAAGGATCATGGGAGAGACGGACGCGGACATTCTTTCGGTCGTCTCGCCGATGAAGGATAATCGCGGCCTCACTTCGACAGCACTCGATGAGCCGCTGGGAGATGCCGACCAACGCTACCGCGTGAGGCGTCTGACGTTGACCGAGATCCACGCAAAGCCCGCGACCTGGACGGACGAGAAACTTCTCGTTAACTCAGGGCTTATGCTTGTTAAGTTAGACGATAGGTGTGAGAAACTCTGGTTTGAATTCAACGATGCGATCGTAAAGAACAAAGATGGAAAGTGGGGAGCAGTCGGGATGAGTGAGGACTGGAACTTCTCTCGGAAAGCGCATCAGCTTGGAATGAAAATATTTGTGACCCGAGAAATCAGCTTGCAGCATTTAGGCATGGCAAGGTACTCTAACGGCCTATGGGGAAGCGTAAAGGAGGACGACTTAAATGTTTGAATCACACAAGTTAAGCGAAAAGGGTTTTCAGGAAATGCATGATCTCAAAGCCGGAATATCCGCAGCCGTGAATAAGGCTCTTGAGCTAATGCCTGAGTGTCGTGAGAAGTCTATTTTCAAAACGAAAGTGGAGGAAGCTGTATTCTTCGGAGCAAAAGCTGTCGCTCAGAAAGATGGCAACTTCACGGAGTTGGTTTCTTATCCAGGCAAATGACCTTAAGACAACGGACGATGATACTGAATCTAATCGGGCCTTGCAAGGCTTGCGGGACTGCGATGTCAAGAGGAGCGATTTATGTTGAAGAGGATCAGGGATTTGCTGTTCATCTCCCCTGCATCGGAAAGCTTCCAAGACAAACTGAAGTGGCCTACGTCCTGGCTCCAATGGAACACTTGGCCGATGTAGAGAAATTGATCAAGCTTCTCAAGGAGCGACCGTGAAATGGATCTGGTATAGGATTGTAAAATTTTTCCTTGGGCGCGAGCGCGCTGTGAAGATCTTCGCTCACGACTGGGTTAAGAATCCGCTTTTAAAATATCCACGCAACTTAGGTTGTTGGTGTGGCAAACGAAAGAAGGCAAAGGTATGCTGTCTACCAGGAGTAAACAAGTGGATCCCAAGTCAGGAAGAAAGAAAACTCCGGCTAAGCGAGTACGTAAAGCGCGCCCAAGAAGCTCACTCTTAAGTGCTGTCGTTCTCGACGAGGACACGATTGAGATAGTCTTAGGACTTCATTGTTTTTTTCAGGACGCTTCCAAGGTAAATTTCTGGTTGCATATTACGAACCCAATGCTGGGAGACGTAAAGCCCATCGACATGATAAACGGCGGGCGAGGTAAAAAACTTTTGAAGTGGATCGAATCTTGTCTCGATGGGAATGAGGCTATTTGACCCCCGCGCAAACAAACCTTCGTCGCTGGCGAGAAGATCCGGTTGCATTCGTAGTTGAGCAATTCAATGTTCAACCCGATGAGTGGCAGGCAGACTTCATGCGAGCCTTCGGAGGCTCGACAGATAAACAACGCTTCGGGATGAAGGCGTGCAAAGGCCCAGGAAAATCAACCGTACTTGCGTGGTTGGCATGGAACTTTTTAGCGACTAGGCTAATGCCCAAGATCGCTGCCACTTCAATCACCGAAGACAACTTAAGTGACGGCCTCTGGACGGAGATGGCGAAGTGGCAGCATCGATCACCTTTCCTAAAATCTACTTTCACCTGGACAAAGACTAGGATCTTTGCAACCGACCATCCTACTAATTGGTGGATGTCAGCCCGTACTTGGCCGAAAGCAGCCGATGCAACTCAACAGGCTGACACCCTGGCCGGTCTCCATGCCGACTATTTGCTTTTCATTCTGGACGAAGTAGGAGGGATCCCTGACGCGGTGATGGCTGCCGCGGAGGGCGGTCTTGCGACCGGAGTAGAAACAAAAATTCTCATGGCTGGAAATCCGACGCACTTGGAAGGGCCACTTTATCGAGCGGTGACTACCGAGCGGCATCTTTGGCATATCGCTGAGATAACAGCGGATCCTGATGATCCAAAGCGAACGCCTCGCGTTTCTATTCAGTGGGCGAGGGAGCAGATTCAAAAATACGGGAGAGACAATGCGTGGGTTTTGGTCAACGTCTTTGGTCAGTTTCCTCCTTCGTCTTTGAATACTCTTCTCGGCCCAGAGGAAGTAAACGCAGCGATGAAGCGTCACATGAGAAAAGCAGACTTCGAGTTTTCGCAAAAGAGAATTGGAGTAGACGTTGCTCGCTTTGGCGACGATATGACGGTATTATTTCCTAGACAGGGACTTGTTGCCTTCCGGCCAGTCGAGATGAGGAATGCCAGGACAAATGAGATTGCTGCTAGAATTTCCAAAGCGAAGGGTGAATGGGGATCTGAGATGGAGCTTATCGACGATACGGGCGGTTATGGCGCGGGCGTGGTTGATTCCCTATTACAGTCAGGCATTAACGCCCTCCCTATTAATTTTTCTGGGCGCGCTCTTGATACTCGGTATCTGAATAAGCGCGCCGAGATGTGGTTTAACATGGCCGCCTGGATTAAAAAGGGTGGCGCGCTCCCTCCCATTCCCGAAATGATTCGGGAACTCACCGAGCCAACGTATACTTTTCAAAACGGAAAATTTCGGATCGAAGAAAAAGATCAAATCAAGGAACGCTTAAAATTCAGTCCTGATAGGGCTGACGCGCTTTGTTTAACTTTTGCAGTCCCAGACTTGCCTGCATCGCTTTCTGTGCCAGGAAGGTCGGTTTCCGGCAAATTGGTGGCCGAATACGACCCCTACGATCCAACTCGGTTGTAATTTTCAAAAAAAACATTCATACTTAAAAAGAATTTTCTATTTGCCGATAAGCCTTCGGAAAGGCAGACTGCAAGCTACCCATGAATTTTACCACGGAAAAGGTCACTGACCAACTCGTTGAAGATCTACTTCCTTTGCTACGAATGCACTACGAAGAGATAGCCCATCACAAAGATATAAAACTAGAGCCTGACTTTGAGAAGTATAAAGCCATGAGTGATCTCGGTGCAATTAGAGTTTATACGGCGCGAGACGAACAGAATAATGCTGCTGGATACGCGGTCTTTTTCGTCAATACGAATATTCACTATTCTCTTTCAAAACAAGCGGTGCAGGATATTATTTACATCGATCCAAAAAGACGTGGCTTTGGTCTTAAGTTTATTGATTGGTGCGATCGGCAACTTCGCGACGAAGGAGTTCAGATGGTGTACCATCATGTCAAAGCAAAGCATAATTTCGGCCCCCTACTTGAACGAATTGGTTATGAGTTGATCGACCATATTTACGGACGTAGGCTCGACATACCAAAGGGAGATTAAAATGGGAGAAGGTAATCCTCTTCAGGTAAGAGATCCAGTAAATATTACTTATAAAAATACTGAAACAGGCAAAACTGTAACTCAACCCGATTGGATGGCCGAAGGACAACCTGGCGGGCCAAGAACTCCTACTCCAAATTTTCTAACTAATCCAGGCGCAGCTTCCGCTGCCAATCCTGCCCCAGTAAACGGTCAGCCAGTAGCTTCTTCTGGTGGCCCTATTTTGCCTGGTACTATTGGAGATATTTTAAGTAAAGGCAACCTCGGTAGAAATCCAAAGCAAACCACCGCCGCAGATCTTATAACCAGCGCAACTGCTGCTACCAACAATAGAAATGCTGAAGCTGTAAGACGCGAGGCTTACTTATCGCAAGGATCAGACACGCGAAGGGGAACTTTGTTAACTGGGATCTTAGGATTAACTGATAATAGTTCATTACAAAACGGGAGAAAGTCGCTTTTAGGGCTTTAGGGGGAGCTATGGGTGTCACTGGATATTTAGCCGCAGCCTCAATATTGGCAACTGGAGTGAGTACCGGCGTTGCTATTCATAATTCAAACGTCCAACAAGATCAGGCTAAGGCCGATGCGCTCGCCCTAAAAAATGCCCAAGACCAACAAGCCGCTCAATTTGATGCCGCTCAAGAGACCCAGAAAAAAAACCTCGCCGATCAACAAAAACAGAATCAAGATCAGGCGGCTCAAGTAGATTTAATTAACACTAGGAATATGGCGCTTCAGTCCCAAGCCGAAAGAAGGCGTGCGGCTGGCGGCAGGCAATCTACAATTTTAACTGGTTCACAGGGTTTGTACGATCAGGGTAGGGGCAAAACACTTTTGGGCGCATAAATGGCAAACGACAATCCACTATTTACAAAGCGACAAGAATACATGATCTTGCGCTCTCAGCTCGAATCTGAACGATCAACATTTCTTTCCCATTGGCGTGACTTAGGTGATTACATTTTGCCTCGTCGTCCTCGTTTTTCTACTTGGGATGTAAACCGAGGAGATAGAAGAAACCAGAAAATTATTGACTCGACTGCTACTCTCGCCATGAGAACCCTCCGGTCTGGAATGATGGGTGGAGTCACCTCGCCAGCTCGCCCGTGGTTCAGACTTACTACTCCGGATCCTGGTTTGGCTGATATTTCTTCGGTGAAAGTTTGGCTAGACGTAGTAACCAAGAGGATGACCACCGTATTCCTGAGATCGAATCTTTATAACGTGCTCCCTATTATTTACGGAGATATTGGCTGTTTTGGCACTTCGTCTTTACTCGTTCAAGAAGACTTCGAGGACGTTGTTCGTTTCTATCCATTTCCGATTGGATCCTACTCAATCGCAAATAATAATCGACTAAAAGTAGATGTCTTCACCCGAGATTTTAAGATGACAGTTCGTCAGCTCATCCAGTCTTTTGCACAAAGAGATAACAACGGGAAAATAGATTGGTCGAATTTTTCCACCCAAGTTAAAAATATGTGGGATCAAGGACTTTACGAAACCTGGATCGAAGTCGTTCACGTAGTTCAGCCTAATCGCGCTTATGACCCGTCAAAACTCCATTCAAAATTTAAGAAATATTCTTCTTGTTATTTTGAAAGTGGCATGTCTTCTGGGACGGATCAGGCTTATATGGGATCCGAAGATGAAAAGTTTTTAAGGGAATCTGGTTATGATCTCTTTCCTGTTTTATGTCCTCGATGGGAAGTTACTGGGGAGGATGTGTATGGTACTGAATGCCCAGGAATGTCCGCGCTTGGAGATATTAAAGCTCTCCAGGTGATGCAAAAGCGTAAAGCCCAAGCCGTCGAGAAAATGGTAAACCCTCCGATGGTAGGGCCGTCGTCTCTACGATCAGTAAAGGCGACGATCCTGCCAGGGGATATTACTTATTCGGATGAACGTGAAGGACAGCGTGGTTTTCGACCTGCCCACGAAGTAAATATTCGGATAAATGAAATTACTGCCGACATCCAAGATCACCAACAGAGAATACGGCGCGCACTTTATGAGGATCTCTTTCTCATGCTTGCCAGCTCTGATAGGCGAGAAATCACCGCCCGTGAAGTGGATGAAAGGCACGAAGAAAAACTTCTCGCACTCGGGCCGGTACTTGAGCAACTTAACCAGGATATGCTCGATCCGTTAATCGACTTAACCTTCGACATCATGGGTAAACAGGGCCTTATTCCAAAACCGCCTGATGAATTGCAGGGTGTTCAGCTTAAGGTGGACTATATTTCTGTCATGGCCCAGGCTCAAAAACTCATTGGAATATCAAGCATTGAGCGGTTTGCAAGTTTCTCAAATACAGTTGCTCAGGTTCATCCTGAAGCTGCCGATAAGGTTGACGTTGATCACATGCTTGACGTTTATGGAGATGCAACGAGTATGCCGCCTGGGATTATAAGACCAGAGGATGAAGTTCAACAAATTCGGCAGCAAAGAGCACAGCAAGCGGCGGCCCAACAAAAAGCGGCTATTATTCAGCAAACGGCAGGCGCAGCTAAGGACTTGTCAGCGGCAGATTTGAGTGGTGATAATGCCCTATCTGAACTTATGAATAGGGGAAACGCGGGCAGTTTAGTCCCGCAATAGGAGTAAAAGATGGCGAAGTTATCCTCAAAGAGTTTCACGGCGGTCGATACTTTTAGTACCCCGATATTTCTTCGAGAAGGACAAAGTTACTACTATTCAGTGTCGGGTACTTTCGTAGCCACAATTCGTCTTGAAAAAAGTGAAGACGGTGGAAAATCTTGGAAGATGATTCAAGACTTCACAGCGGCAAGCTCTGGAAATCTCGTATCCGAAAGCAAGGATCGTCAGGATTATCTTTATCGTCTCAACTGCATTGCTTATACCAGTGGAACAGCGGTCACCGTCCTAAATGGAGCGAATCTTGGGGTACGCCAAATTCATAATTGCGGAATAGTTGCGAAAGCCGGAACGACTTCTGGATGGGTAGTCGGAGCGGCTGACAACGTATGCCTTTCTACTTGCCCAGCCTCAAAAACTGCCTCGACTCTCGTAGTGCCAATCCGCGGTCTTAAATTGGGCGATAAAATTAATGGCTTTCATCTCATCGGGCAAATTGAATCTGGTGGCAATACGGTCACGGTAGATTGCAATTTGAGAAAACAACTAGCGGCTGCGGCAGACGTGGTAGATTCCTCCGTGGCTTCAATCGCTCAGTTATCGGTAGCGGCCCAGGCAGTTATGTCCTCTATCAACACCTCCTCTCCAGACTTCCCATGTGTCGTTGGAGATGGGGAATCTTATTATTTTTTGATTGCGGCTACGACCGGATCTTCATGCGACATCGCCCTTCAGGGGATTGCGGTGTTCGTAGAGTAAGGGGAAATGGCGAAACTATCTTCAAAAAGTTTCACGGCGGTAAACACGTTTAGTACGCCTATTCATCTGAAGCAAGGGCAAAGCTATTATTATTCGGTGTCTGGCACTTTCGTAGCGACCATCCGACTTGAAAAGAGTGAGGATGGGGGAAGGTCGTGGGTAAAAATTCAAGATTTCACAGCGGCTAGTTTAGGGAGTCTTTTGGCTGAGAGTCCAGATAGGCAAGACAGGCTTTATCGGTTGAATTGTATCGCTTTCACTAGCGGAACTGCGGTGACTGTTTTGAACAGCGGAAACCTTGGGCAACGGCTAGTTATTCCCGCCGGAGTTGGCGCTAAGGTTGGTGCCACCGCTGGGTGGCTTGTTAATGAGGCGAGTAATTCACCTCTTGCTAGATGCCAAGATGGTACGACAGGAGCTACTCTGGTTATTCCTGTACATGGACTGAAACTCGGAGATCGGATTAATGGCTTTCATCTTATCGGGCAAGTGACGATTCTAGATCCGGTAACTCTCGATTGCAGTTTAAGAAAACAAATGGCGGCCCAGGCAGACGTCTCAGATGCGCTAATTGCTTCAATGGCTCAGTTGGCTATTAGTGATAATAGCGTTGCGCTATCCGCTATCAACACTTCTTCTCCGGATTTTAATTGCGTAATAGCAGATGGGGAGACTTATTATTTCTTAATAGCGGCAAGTGTAGCTTCTGATTCTAGCGTAAACCTACAAGGCGTCGCTCTTTTCGTGGACGTGGCATAATGGAAGCCTTTGTTAAAAATGCGGCTGACGAAGCGCAAGTTAAGGAAGCTGGACAGAAGGTCAAAAGAGGCCGCGAGCTTGAACTTGGCGATTTTAGGGGTATCATGGATTCACTCTCTGGTAGGCGTTTCGTTTACCGCTACATCAGCAAATGCGGCGTATTCGAGCAAAGCTTTACCGGAAATAATACGACTTTTTTCAACGAGGGGCAAAGAAGCATTGGTCTAAGCCTAATGGCTGACATCAATGAGGCTTGTCCCGAACTGTATATGCGTATGATTGAAGAATCACGCGCAAAAAACAAGGAGAAGTAAGATGCCGGATGCATCGCCAGTAGTCCCAGTAGTACCAGCCGCAAACCCAGCTAGTGCAGCCCCAGCAGCCGAAGCGCCAAAAGCGCCCGCAGCCGCTCCGGTTGTTCCTGCGGGGGGAGCGCAACCTAACGCACAACCCGCAGCCGCACAGCCAGGGGAAGTTAAGTACGACCTCAAGCTACCAGAAAATCACGTTCTTGGAGACGGTGCTGTTGAGAGAATCGCTTCTTACGCAAAAGAGAAGGGACTATCTCAAGAACAGGCCCAGTCACTTCTTGAACGCGAAAACGGAGCGGCCCAAAGTTATGCGAGTAGGCAAATGGAGCAATACAATAAAACCGTAGACTCATGGGCCAAGATGGTTGAAACGGACACTGAAATTGGGGGGCAAAATTTCAAGCAAAATATTGAACTTGCTTCTCAGGTCGTTAAACGCTACGGATCAGAAAGTCTGGTCAAAGCGTTAAAAGACACGGGGTACGGAAATCATCCTGAATTGGTTCGTGTGTTTGCAAGAATCGGCAAGGCGATGTCTCCCGACCAACTTGTTCTCCCTGGCTCGCAACCTGCGGGGAAAAAGGCAATCGAAGATGTCTTCTATGGCGGTTCTAAACAACCACAATAAGAGGATAATATGGCAACATTAGCCGCAAACGTATTAACCCTCGCTGACTGGGCCAAGAGACTTGATCCGGACGGCAAGGTTCCTGCGATCGTAGAGCTACTCTCACAAACCAACGACATCCTGAAGGATATGTTGTTCATGGAAGGAAATCTTCCCACTGGACACCGTACCACCGTCAGGACTGGATTACCGAGCGTAGCATGGCGCTTATTGAACCAAGGCGTTCAACCGAGCAAATCAACCACGGCACAGATTGACGAAGGCTGCGGTATGCTAGAAGCATGGTCAGAAGTCGACAAAGACTTGGCCGAGCTGAATGGTAATACTGCCGCATTCCGTCTCTCTGAGGCACAAGCATTCATCGAGGCGATGAATCAGGAGATGGCGCAAACCCTTTTCTACGGAAATAGTGGTCTTGCACCTGAAGAGTTCACTGGACTCTCTCCGCGCTACTCCACGATCTCAGGAGCGACCAACGGGTCGCATGTGATCAGCGGTGGCGGATCCGGATCGGACAACTCTTCGATCTGGCTTGTGTGTTGGGGTGCCAATACATGCCACGGGATTTTCCCAAAAGGCTCCAAAGCGGGCTTAGTCCATGAAGATCATGGCGAAACGACCGTTGAAGTAACTGCGGGCATTGCGGGCAACCGTATGCGCGCCTTCCAAGATAGATGGCAATGGAAATCGGGTATCGCACTACGTGACTGGCGTTACGTGGTTCGGATCTGTAACATCGACATCTCCAACTTGGTAGCAAAGTCATCGGCTGCGGATCTTTTCGACCTGATGGTCAAAGCCCTTCATCGCGTGTACAACATGAACATGGGAAAACCTGTGTTTTATATGAATCGTACTTGCTTTGAAATGCTCGATATTCAGCGTCGTGATGATGTGCAAACCGGCGGACAGTTGAGCTTCGAAAATTCGGATGGAAAAATTTCCTACGCTTTCCGTGGGATTCCGATCCGCATCGTAGATCAATTGCTCGAAACAGAGGCGACAATCTCTTAACTTTGGAGGATCACATGATTCACGATGCACACAATCTATTCTCGGATGCCCAGGCGCTAACCGCGGCTGCGGCTTCCACAAATCTCATCGACCTCGGTGCCGTAAGGGACTTGGGCAATGGTGAGAATTTGTATATCGTCCTTAGCGTCGATGTGGCGCTTGCGGACACTGGCTCAAACTCGACTGTAACGGTCGACTTGCAAACGGACGATAATGCGTCCTTCTCGTCGAACGCCACTGGTCAAACCCTGTTTACCATCGCTGCGGTTGCGGCGGCTGGTACGGTGTACATTGCTAGGATTCAACCTGGCGGTGCGAACGAACGATATATCCGTTTGTTCTACACCATGAACAACGGGGACTTGTCCGCTGGATCAGTCACCGCAGAGATAGTGCATGACGTACAAAAATACGTCTCCTATGCAAAGGGATACACTGTCTCTTAAGGAGTAGCTGATGAAAGTTCAAGTAACCAAAGTTGGGTATTATGGAGTAGCTCGCAGAAATCCTGGGGAAATCCTTGATTTGAAAAATGAAAAGGAATTCTCTAAGAAATGGATGAAACGACTCGACGAAGCTGACGCTTCAGATGCCGAGGAATCTCGTCCAGCGAGTAAAAAAGTAAAATCCAAAAAGGTTGAAGCACCTCCTCCCGAGGATTTGTCCTCTGGGAATCAGGAAGTGCTGTGATTGGTTGGGGGCCGGAGGAATCTGGCCCCCTTCCCATTCAAGGAGGATAAATGGCGACCATAACACCCACAGTAAGTGATGTTGCAAAATTTAGGGACAATGCAACCCTGGCCTCGTATGAGTTTTCCGGATCTGGCGATACCGGAGTCGCAATGGAGCAACCTGGATCAGCAATAAGAAGTGTCCAAATCGCCGGTACTTTTGATAGCGCCACGGTTGTTGTCGAAGGCAGTAACGATGGGACGAACTACGTTACGCTTACCGATCCACAGGGAAACGCAATTTCTAAAACTGCCGCTGCTATCGAGGCTATCGAAGAAGTGACTAGGTATGTTAGACCGAGATCTTCTGGCGGCGGGGCTAATACTGCACTGACAATTTCCTTCATGTTAGTTAGGAGAGGATCTTGAGTTTAGCCAATCAAGCTGCGAACGATATTAGGAACTTTGTAAATAAGCTCCAACCTCTTTTTAGTGCTGCCGAGGCACTGGAAAAGATAGGTAATATCGAGCAACTTGAACGTGAAGCGACTGAACGAAAGGCTAACGCAGAAAGGGAACTCGAAAAGATTTTACCTAAGTTGAAACTCAGGCAAGGAGAGCTGCAAGATCTTCTTGATCGAGCTTCCGAATCAGAAGGACATGCTGAACAGGTAGTAGCTGAAGCCGAGAACAAAGTTGGTGCCATTATCGAGAGGGCAAATAAGAAAGCGGCTTCTATCGTCGACGAAGCCAAAAAGAATGGTGCTGGAATAGATCAGAAAATTAACGAGAGACGGGCGGTACTTTCCTCCGTAGAAAAGGAAATTGAAGAAAAAAGCGTAAGGCTTGAGTCGATTAAGAAAGAAATCGCCGCAGCCAAATCTAAAATTTCCGAAATGATGAGGATGTAAAATGGCCGATGCCGTTACAACCAGACTTATCTTAGAAACTCCCTACCAGTATATTGTCCACCTTACTAATATCAGCGACGGTACTGGAGAAACTGCCGTTATAAAAGTCGACAAGTCTGCCATTGCAGTTGCTACTGATGGCGCTGAGCCGAACAGTCTCGACATAGAGCAAGTTCGTTGGTCTATCCAGGGTTTTACTAGTGTGCGCCTTCTTTGGGATCATACGACTGACGATCTTGCGATGGTACTTTGCAATAACGGTTACGAAGATTTTACAGGGAAATATGGGGTTATCGTCGAAAAAACGAGTACCTCTGGACTTTTAGATCCAAGATCCTCTGGGGGAGCCGGAGATATTTTACTCACTACGAATGGAGGGGTTAGCGGATCTAGTTACGACATTACACTTTGGTTGAAGAAAAGTGCTGTTTGAGGGCTGTTCTACAACGGAAAAGGCGGCTGTACTCGAATAATGATTTTAGAAGAGTTGGCTCTGCATTTACAACTTGGCCCTTTGGAAATGACGGGCCACTAATTATCGACGGACTAGGAGTTTTAGGGCCAACTCAAGTTACGCTGGCCCCTGGAACGACCAAAGATTATTCGTCGGTACTGATAATTAACGGTGGGATTCTTCAGGCGAGTACCGGAGATGGTGTAATTATAGTAGGAGTTTCAGGGGATATAACCCTGACAACTGGCGGTTCGATCAGAGGACGAAACGGACAAAATGTTACTGGGGCGTTCAGTCTGTCAGATCCGCTGAGCAACTCGTTGAGTTATTCAACGACTCAACGAGCTGGTGGCGGTGGTGGTACTGGATCCGATGCCCCTGGCCCGAATGGAGGTTCTCAGAGTAATGGAAATGGCGGCGGCGGTGGGGATGACATTGGCGCGAACGTTGGCGGAAACGGGAGTGCTTCGTCTGGTGGAAACGGTGCCACTGGCGTTAATGGAGAACCAGGCGGAGCAGGAGCGGCAATTTATGGGAATAATGGTGCTGACGGGATCGGAAACGAAGATGGAGCTGGAGGTGGCGGTGGTGGATCGAGGGGCCATAGTGGGCAAGGGATTGAAATTTACGTTCGCGGAAATTATTTGGATGGAGACGGCACTGGATTCATATCGGTAGCCGGACAGAACGGTGGAAATGGTGGAGCCGGTGCCTTCCATGAGCCAGATGGCGGTTTTGGCGGATCAGGTGGAGGGGGCGGTGGCGGAGATGGTGGAAAAATTATTTGGTATTATGCCACCGGAAGCACATTCCCAGTGGACGCCAGATTTATTGTAACAAAAGGGCTTGGAGGAAGTGGCGCAATTTCTGGGACTAATGGAGTGGATGGTTCTTTTTCTAAAATAGCGGTTTAGGGGGAAATATGAAAGTGGCCGTACATAAATCTGGAAAAGTAATCGCAGTCTACGGATTAGTTGATGGAGATGGAATTAGGGTTTTGACCGACAATGAAGCCCCTAAGCTCTATGACAATTATGATTCTCAAAACGATAGTTTCTCGTCGAATCTTTCTTCACAAGAACTAAACGATTTGCAGTCTAAGAAAACAGACATTGCGAGCCAGGTTAGAGGTTCTCAATCGGACGCAGAATTGAATTCGCTTTTAGAGAGTTTGGACGGACAGTATAATCCGTAGGAGGATAAATGGCTTCTAATACTGAAATCTGCAATATGGCACTCTCTCATCTGGGTATTGGGAAAACTTTATCCGCTGTAGAAACTGACAGAGGAGAAGAGGCGTCTACTTGTCGGGTATTTTTTGAAACAGCGAGAGATGCAACCCTGCGGGATTTTGCATGGCCGTTTGCAACTAAAATTGCAGCCCTTGGTTTGGTCGAATCAGATCCGAATGATGAATGGGCATACTCTTACCGCTTCCCAACGGATTGCCTTAAGCTTAGAAGAATGCTGAGTGGGGTTAGGAATGATTCAAGGCAGTCTCGATCCCCTACCAAAATTGCAAAAGACACAGCCGGTAAACTCATTTTTTCCGATGAAGTTGATGCCCAGGCAGAATACACTGTGAGAGTTTCTGATCCGGCATTTTTTACTGATGATTTTATTCTTGCGCTCTCTCTTCGGGTTGCTTCGTATATTGCCCCTCGAGTAACTGGAGGGGATCCGTTCAAGATGGGTGAGAGAGCCATGAGAATGTATTTACAGGAAATAAGCGTTGCAAAAGCTTCGGCGCTCAATGAGGAGCAATCCGAGGAAGATCCTGAATCAGAATTTATAACAGCGAGGAACTAATATGGCACTTGTAGATATGAAACTAAGTCCTTCAGACGCACAACCTGAAAAAGATTACGGATCTGAGCCAAGCAAGCCGGAGTACCCATGCGGGCTTCGTGTTTGCCTTGACGAAGTGGCGCTACAAAAATTGGGGATTGATAAACTTCCACAGGTGGGTGAATCGATGATGCTTCAGGCGAAAGTTGAAGTGTGTGCCGTTCGTCAAAATGAAAGCCAGGATGGAGTAGAGCGTGGGATCGATTATCAGATAGTCGCCATGTCACTTTCTCCCTCTGAATCAGAATCGAATCCGGCTGACAAACTTTACGGGGGATGATTGAGCACCTTTCGTCAATTATCGTTTGCTGGCGGGGAAATATCGCCATCTCTCTATGCCCGCGTCGACATCGTAAAGTATACGACTGGCGCTCGGACGTTGAGAAATATGTTCGTCATGCGGCATGGAGGAGCCTCTAATCGTCCTGGCACCGAGTTTGTCGGTGAAGTGAACGACTCGACCAAAACTGTTCGCCTTATTCCATTCGTTTTTAATTCTAGTCAAACTTACATTCTTGAGTTTGGCGATCAGTACATGCGAGTTATTAGAGACGCGGTTGTTCTTTCTGATCTAACTTTAACTATCACCGCAATAACAAATGCAAACCCCGCCGTCTTAACTTATACGGGAACAGATCCGGTTAGTGGCGATGAGATTTATATTTCTGGGATAACCGGAGCAATCGGCACCTATCTGAATGGCAGAAATTTTAAGATAGCCAACGTTAATACTGGCGCGAATACGCTCGAATTAAAGTACATGAGCAACGCGAATGTTAACTCGACCACTTTCGGATCCTACACCTCTGGTGGAACGGCAGAGAGAATTTATCAGATAGTTTCTCCTTACGCAGAAGCAGACTTGTCCGAATTACAATTTGTCCAGTCAGCCGACGTTATTACAATTGTTCATCCTAATTATGCGCCCAGAGAACTAGCGAGAACTGGGCATACGGCCTGGGCCTTTTCTACGAAAAGTTTTGTCCAGGGGATAACAAAACCCATCATTGGATCCGTTACGGCAAGTGGGACAACTGGCTCGACAACTTACACTTATAAAGTAACGGCTATCGACGACGAGACTTTTGAAGAAAGCCCACCCTCTGACGTAGGAACAGTGACGAATGGAAACGCCACAATCTCAGTTGCTAATTTTATCACTATCAACTGGACGGCCCCTGTTACTGGGACTCCTATCGAATACAATGTCTATAAGGGACTTAATGGAGTTTATGGCTTTATTGGGGTCGCAGTAGGTACTTCGTTCGTCGATAACGGCATCACTCCTTTAACCTCGGATTCTCCACCGAGTATTAGGAATCCTTTTCCGAGCGCCAACATCTCTGCAATAACGAAAGCAAATCCTGCGGTAGTAACTGCCACGGCTCATGGGTTTTCAAACGGAGATAGCGTTATTATCTCTGGCGTAGTCGGGATGACCCAGGTTAATAACCTAACCTTTACCGTAGCGAACAAAGCTACCAACACCTTTGAACTCTCTGGAATCAACAGCACCGGCTACACTACTTACGTCTCGGGTGGAAATGCACTAAAGTCAGGGTATGGCCCGTCGACAGTTTCCTATTTTCAGCAAAGACTTATCTTCGCAAATACGGATAACGATCCGGAAAAAGTTTGGGCCTCTCGCACTGGACAATTTACGAACTTCACGACTAGTCAACCTATTCAGGATGACGATTCTATAACCTTCACTCTGGCTGGCAGGCAGGTAAATGAGGTTAGGCATATTCTCGACCTTGGGAAACTTCTCATCCTTACAAGCGGTGGTGAGTGGGCTTGCCTTGGTGATGTTGCCGGTATTTTGAAACCGACTGACGTGAACTCGAAAGAATATTCCTACAATGGCAGTGGCGACTTAGCTCCCATTATCGTCAGTGAGAATGCTTTATACGTCCAGGCTCGCGGTACTATAGTTCGAGACTTAGGATTCGACTACCAGATTGACGGCTATCGAGGGAACGATCTTACTATTTTCGCGGCTCACCTTTTTGACAACTACACGCTTGTCGATTGGACTTATCAGCAAATCCCTCACTCTGTCGTCTGGGGGGCAAGAAGCGATGGAACGCTCTTGGGCCTTACTTATATTCGTGAGCATCAGGTTTTTGGTTGGCATCGTCACGACTTTCCTGGCGGATCTGTTGAAAATGTTTGCTCTGTGCCAGAGGGGAATGAAGATGCTCTTTACGTGGTCATTCAAAGAACTATCGACGGAAGAGACGTTCGATATATCGAGAGAATGTCTTCGAGACTTATCAACGACGTTATAGACAATAATTTCACCGATTGTTCTCTGGCCTACGATGGAACGAATACCGGATCTCGAACAATGACCCTTTCTGGCGGCACAGATTGGGATTATTTAGAAACGCTAACGCTGACGGCAAGCACTTCTTTCTTTGTTTCTACCGACGTTGGAAATCAAATTCAACTCACCGGATCCGATGGGACTTTGATTCGATTCACTATTAACGCCTACACTAGCGGTACTGTAGTGACTGGGAAGGCACATAAGACAGTGCCAGCCGCAATGAGATCCGTCGCCATCACTTCCTGGGTAAAGGCTGTCGACGATATAAGTGGACTCTGGCACCTTGAAGGAGAAGATGTTTCGGTCTTTGCGGATCGCTTTGTTGTTGCAAGTCCGAATAACGCTTCTTACGACACTCTGACGGTAACGAATGGCGCAATAACCCTTGACAAGCCATACGGAATTATCAAGGTCGGTCTTCCGTTTATTTCCGACGTGGAAACTCTTGATATTGATTCAGCCCAAGGTGAGACGATAGCGGACAAGAAAAAGCTGGTCAGTCGCGTTACTATTTTCGTTGAGTCCTCACGCGGAATATGGGTTGGGGCCAAACCTCCAACAGACGATTCGGTGGATCCACTTGAGGATCTGGTTGAAGAGAAAATAAGAAACCAAGAAAGTTATGATGATCCGGTAGCCCTTGCCACCGGCACAGTAGAGATTAATATTAAGCCTGAATGGAATTCTAATGGACGTATTTTTATTCGTCAGGTCGATCCGGTGCCTCTGTCAGTTTTAGCCGTGGCTCCGGCAGGGCTATTGCCGTTTAAAACTGGGGGATCCAATGGGTGAAGGAAATTCAAATTGGATGGGAGCAGCATCTTTGGCGCAGGCCGGTAGCTCGCTTGCTAGTAATATTTCTCAGTCTGGAGCGGTAAGATCACAAGGGCTTTTCCAAAAACAGCAATCCGACATGAACGCTCGGATTTCAGAAATGAGGGCTACCGACGCTATCGAACGAGGAAATGCGGCTGCCTCTGCAAAAATAAAGCAAGGTAAGCAAGTTATCGGAGCACAGAGAGCTGCGCTTGCGGCTCAGGGTATCGACATTGGCGTCGGATCCGCACTGGAGATTCAATACGACACTAAACGTATAGCCGAAATGGATGCCATCACTATCAAAAACAATGCGTGGCAGGAAGCTTGGGGTTACAAAGTACAGGCGTTAAACGATACTGCCTCTGGAAATTTCCAAAATTCCGCCGCTAACTTCGCATCGAATAACATGCTTCTTACTGGCGGATTAAATGCACTTAAGTACGGATCTGAGGCGGCTTATTATTTTAATAGTGGCGGCAAGACAGCGAAGAAGGAGACAGGATAATGCCAACCGTACCAAGACTAGATAGTAACCAAACGGTACAGCAAGCGCCGATGCCAGGGGTTCGGTATACCACTGAGGCTCCACTAGAGGCTTTTGGAGGCGGTCAATCAATAAGTAATGTCTTCTCGGCAGGTCAGGCGCTCGCCGAAGAAGGGCAGAAGATAGCTGCTGGCGAGAAGAAAAAAGCCGATGAAATATGGGCTATCGGAGCAAAGAATGCGCTGTACGCTACCCATACTAGACTTCAAGATGGGCCGAATGGATTTCTAGCTAAAAAGGGATCTGACATTCAGGGACTTCCTAATCAAGTGCAGAAAGACTGGGAAGACTCGGTTACTCAGCTTAGAGAGGGGGCAAATAACGACGAGCAAAGGCAAGCGGTAGATCAGCTGGCAACTACGCAATGGCACGAAGTAAACCATAAACTTCAAGAGCATGTTTACGTCCAAGGTGCTCTTTTTGCTAAAGACACCGTTGAGGCAAATATTAAACTGACAAGGAATCGGATCCCAGATTACTTTGGCCCAGATGGAAGTTACGATGAGGCAAAGATAGCGCAAAATATTCAAGAGCAAAAGAACGCCGCCGCTATCCTGGCCGAGCAAAACGGCATTAAAGCTGATAGCCCAATACGAAAAGAACAAGAAGCTGAAATAGCTAGTAAAACTCATTTTGAAGCCGTAGGAAATCTTCTTTCCTCTGGCCGAGGAGAACAGGCTCAAAACTATTTCAACGATCACCTAAGCGAAATTTCTGGCCCTGATAGGATCATTTTAAAAAACCAAATGGAAAAAGAAGTGGCCCTCGACAAAGGAATGGGACTTTTTGCTACGGTAAAAAACGATCCCAGCTTCAAACGTCCAGATGGCACCCTTGACGAAGCCAAGATGGAAAATTTGGTTATGAATGGCAAGCAATATGCTGACCTATCAAACAAGCAAAAACTAGACTTACTGACCATATCGAAGGCGAGAGTTGCGGAAGACTACCAGAATGGAAGGCGTGAAGATGCTGGGCGCGAGCGCGGTTTTTTAAATACTATTTACACTGGGATCAAACAGAAAAATCAGGACGGATCTCCAAACCCAGTACCGCTGGAAACTGCTCTTCGCATAGCTAATCAAACCGGCAAAGATGAATTAGAACGAACACTTTTCGCCGATAGCGTAAACAAGATTTACCGAGGCGACAGAGATCACGATCCAGAGCGGTATATGAAACTTTGGGAGGATGTGCAGGCTGGCCGTGGCAGCGTTGCCGAAATGAGAGATGCCCAGCAAAAGGGTCAAATTACGGTTTCCCAGAGAGAGCAACTTCAGAAGGACGACTACAACTATAGGTATGGCGGGATAAACGATCTTGATAAAAATAAGTGGGTACAGCTACATAATCAGATAGCGGAAGATTATAAAAATGATCGTGCTGGCGGGAAAAAAGTTGAAACCCTTATTCGTGGAGTTTCGGCAGAGAAAGAGCTTTCTCCGGAGCAAGCTATTGAGTTATACGGAAAAGAAAGAGAAACTAATCCGCAGTCTGGATGGCACATCCCTATTGTTGGCGCTAGGATTCCTGGCACTGGGGAATTGAACATAGAAACCGATCTCAGACAGTCCCAGCACAATACTCTGGAGATGGCAAAGATTCACAATAACGTGGGCAGAGATCAGGTGTCAGCTATAGCTGATGGCATTTTAAGGCGTCAACAAACTTTCGGAATACAGGATTTAGATGCATTTGCCGCTCAGTTCCCTAACGGGTATAAGGACATGGTGAAGGGTAGTCCAGTAAATAATGCGATTCAGTCTTTGATGCGAGATAATCGCCATCCTCCTGTCAACAAGAGGAATATCGACGCTGTGCTTAAGCAGCATCCGGACGGTAACTACTAATGGGGCATCGTCGTCTTTATGTTCCTGACGTTACCAATCTTCCATCGCAAACTCCTGTACAGGACTTCTTAGATAATAGCGCACAACCATATTTGCCTGACTTGGGATTCAACGACTCCCGAGTTCCTGCCCAAGAACAGGCACCGGCTTTGCCCGACTTACCAGATCAGCGTTTACCGACAGAGGTAGCCTATGATCAAGTAAAGGACTTAAATCCAGACGAAGCCACTAAGGTTATAAACTATTCGGCAAAAACCAACCTACCGCAAGACGTAGTTCAAAAAAACCTAAAACAAATTGAGGCCATCGACTCCGCTCCTGGCCCTGCTTTATTTCAGGATCTCCATGAGAGGTTTCCAAATACTGCCGAGTTCTTAAGCGATCCTTCCAACATGGCAAAGGCCCATGATGACATTGAAAACCTTTCTTTCCATGAAAGGGCAACCCAGGCAATACAGGACACTTGGAGTGCTGGAAAGAGGTCTATTATGTCTTCGCTTTTAGGTGAAGAACTAGCACTCAATGCCTTTGATGCTCAATTTCCAAATGCTAGTCCTAAAGCTGGGTACACCCTTGGATCTGTTCTCGCTGATAAATTGCAACTGAGTAAGGATCCGGCCCAGCGCGCTCAAGAGATTAGGTATATTCTTCAGGGAACTGCTGCGCAGGAGCCTACTGGATTTAATAAATTTCTATACGGGGCTGTAGGGCTGGGGGAACTTGGAGTAAGTGGCGGTGCCTATTCTTTGAAATATGGTGTTCCAGTAGCAGCAATAGCTGGCACCGCAGCCGCAGCAAGTGGTCTTGGTCTTCCGGCTGTCATAGCGGCGGCGAAACTTGGTTTTGGAGGTGGCGAAACTGGCGGCGGCGTTGAATACAACTTCAAATTATTCACCGGCCAAGAACTCGATCGTCTCAAACAGATGAAGGATTCGGATGGAAAACCATTGGATCCAGACCTTTTAACTACCCTTGCTGTTTTCAATGGGGCAGCAAACGCAGCACTTGGCATGGTTCAGCTTAAATCGGTAGTAAAAACCATACCTGGAGCCGATAAACTTCTGAGTAAATTTATATCTGGAGCCGGAGAAGAGGTTCTCAAAGATGCCGTAACCAGAAGTGCGGCCCTTAAAAACTTTGCGTATAACCTTCTTAAATCGACTGTTCATGGTTTTGGCACGTTTGTCGGAATGGAAGGAATAAACATTGCGACCGAAGAAGACGCCAAAAGAATTTTAAGAAACCAGTCAGAGACGGACTCTAGTCAAGATCCTTTTAGCAAAAATCAGCCGATCACATCGCAAGAACTTAATGATCGACTTCTGGCCGCAGGGAAAGAAGGCGCTGGAACGATAGGGTTATTAAGTGCCTTTGGTCACACGTCGACACTTATTAGCGATTTTTATTCGGCTCAAAAAACAGCCGAGGCCAAACAGTATTACCAAACGATAGGTGAAGGTGGGAAGCAGTCTGAACTCAAAAAAAGGGATCCGGTCGCCTACTCTTCGCTGATGGCTAAAAACCTTCAAGACACTCCGGTAGAAAACATCTATCTGACCACCGACAAAGCTGAAGAATACTTTCAGTCGAAAGGCATTGACATCGAAAAAGCAATGCAAGAGATGGACGCCGGTGATGCCTATATTGAAGCTAAGGCCACTGGCAAAGATATAAAAATTCCATTCGCAAAATACCTAGATAAAATTGTTGGCGGCGAGCATTGGGCTGGGCTGGAAAACGATGTGAAGTTTGCCGAAGATGACCACACTCCGAACGAATTGGCTTTTTACGAGAGAAACAAAAAAGCAGAATATCAAAAGGCATTTGATGCCGAAGCAAAACGTCTACAAGAAGAACAGGATTACGGCGGCAGGATCACCAAAGACGTTTCTGAAAAATTAGTTCTCGCCGGAAAAACGCAAGAAGAAGCTTTGAGAGCCGGTCAACTCCATCAGGCGTATTTTAATACGATGGGTAGCGTTCTCGGAATGGACGCCAACGATTTATACGACAGAAGAAAACTTCAGATAAAAGGCGGCGAGGATCTTATCCCTGGCGCTACTCAAAACGGCGAGTTACTTCAAGCTGGAGGCGGAGAAAAGCAGGGGAAAATTTCTTTTAACTCGGCCAGGGAATCGGTTATCTCTCTCTTTAGGGACTCAAACAAGTCTACCTTTTTGCATGAAACCGGCCACCTTTTCCTCGATATACACAAAGAAGCTCACGATTTACTCAGTAAGCCTGGGCCACTGACGCTAGAACAGCAACGATTCATGTCTGACTCTGGCGCTCTACTTAAGTGGCTTGGAGCGGAATCATTCGACAAACTTACTCCCGAGCACCATGAGAAGTTTGCCCGCGGCTTTGAAGAATATTTGAGAGAGGGAAAAGCCCCTTCAGAATCTTTGCGAACTGCCTTTCGGAAATTTGGGAGATGGCTGACCAGCATCTATAAAAACATAAAGCAGAAAGACGGTACGGTTAAAGTAAACGGCCTAGAATTAAATTTGAATCCTGAGATCCGTGGCGTAATGGATCGAATGCTCGCCACCCAGGAGGAGATCAATGCCGTCCGTGACGAGGTAGGATATAAAGGCGATGAGTCGGTTAAAGAGGCTCCAAAACAGTCGCAAACCATTAAGCAAATGCAAGAACAGGCCAGGTCGCAGGCCGAAGAAAAACTACTTCCTGAGCAGTTGAAAGAAACCACCAAAGAGCATGAAGCCATGCTAGTAGAAAAACGCGCCGAACTTACTAAAAATGCCAAGGAGCAAGTTAAGGAAATTCCTATTTTCAAGGCGTGGGATTTTTTAAGAGATGCATTTAAGTCTATTCCGCCAGATAAGGTGGCCCATAAAATTCTAAGCGGCGAGGGGAACGCAAACGATATAGCCCTTTTTGAAAGTGCCGCCGACGTTCACGGTTTTGCGGATATGTACCACCTGGCGAATGAATTGATTTTAGCGAAAGAAAACAATCTTAGAGAACTAGAAATTAATCGAATGGTTGACGACGGGATGTTAAAGCATTCTGGTCTTCTAGATCCTGATGTTTTACACGAAGCCGCCTTAGAAGCTATCCATAACGATAAAATGGCGGATCTCTTGGCCCTTGAGAAACAAATATATTCCAGCATGTTTTCCAAGGATCCTAGCGTTAAACAAGAGCTTTCTCGCCGAAGGCAGAATGAGGCAAGGGTAGATGCCAGACTTGCAAAAGAAAGAGCCGCGAGAATTCTATCTAACAAAACCGAAAAAGAAGCGACTAACTATCGGACATACATCACCGCAGAAAGAAACGCGGCTGTTAAGGTAAGTAAAGCTCTTGAGCGTGGAGATCAGCAGGCAGCGGCAGAGTATAAAGATCAGCAATTACTGAACCACCAACTTGCTGCCGAGGCGTTGAGAAACAAAAAGGAATCAGTCGCCAATCGTAAATACCTAGACCACATGGGTAAAAAAAGCGTCTCTGAACTCCTTGTGTCCATGCCGAAAGCTTTTGCCAATCAGGTAAACGGGATCCTGTCTAGCCTTGGAATAGCGGATCGAATGCCACAAGATCTGGCGGCTCTCCAACAGATCGCAAAAGACAAATTATCGAGCGGAGAAAGTCCATACGACATTGCAAACTCGACTGGCCTGGTACAAGACTCCGGTGGAAATTGGGTACAGGAAAACCTGCGGCAGTTCGTTCAGAGAATAGACGACGATTTCTATGCCATGAAGCTACCTGATTCTATTATCGATCTAAAAGCAAATGACTATCGCGATCTTACGATGGCACAAATTCGCGATCTTAAGTTTGCAATTAAAACAATCGCAGGGGTTGGGAGAGGTTTCGACAAGTGGACATCTCTATTCGATAAGGCGGACATGAAAGCGTCCGCGGCCCAGCTTCGTAAATATATTGAAGCAGAGATCGGCGCTCCGTGGGCGAAGCAACTAGGCCCAGGATCCTCAAACAAAACAGCCTTAGGAGATAAACTTCAGTCGGTAATGAACATTCCAGACTTTGCCATTGGCAGTCTGGTTAACCTGTCTACCGTTTGTAAATATCTTGACCTGCAATGGAATCCAAAGAAGAAAAAGTTCGAGGTTAATCCAGATGGCCCTGCTCAAAACTTTATCTACCGTGTGCTAAAGGCGGCTGGCGACGGGAAACTCGTTCGATATGAAAAGATGGTTGAGCGAGTAAAAGAGGATGTTCTTCTTAGACACTTTACCGAAAAAGAATTTGCAGACCTAAAAAACCGTAGAGAATACATTTCAGAAATAGACCGCACCCTTACCAGAGAAGAGATGATAGCGGTAGCACTAAACTGGGGGAATGAGTCCAGCCGTGATAGGGTTAGGGTGGGTTTTGGCTGGACAGATGAACATGTCTCGGCTGTTTTGAATCATCTCACTAAAAAAGAATGGGACTTTGCGCAGTCGGTTTGGGATCATCTTCAGACATACTGGCCCGAAACAGTAGAGCTTGAAATGCGGATAAATGGAGTTGAACCTACTAAAATACCGTCATCCCCAGTTTCGACAAAATATGGGGAGTACCGCGGTGGGTATTATCCGGTTGAATATGATCCGATGCGAGCCGTTGAAGCATTAAAAAATGAAATTCAAAAAACCGAGCTTTTCAAGAGATCAAGTACCGCCGCTGCTTCAACAGATCAAGGAAGAGTTAAGGAGCGACTCTCCTATGTAAACCGACCAGTAAGATTGGAAATTGGAAAGGTGCTTTTCAACCACCTTGAGGACATCGCTCACGATCTTTCCTACAGAGAGTCTATAATCGACGTAAGCCGGTTTCTAAACCAAAGAGACACCTCAACTGCCATCGTAAATGCCATCGGGCCGCGTGGCCTTTTTGCCATGCAAAAAGCAGTAGACCACGTAGCTAAAGTCCAGCGAGAAGACTTAAGCCCTGCGGATTCAGCAGTTCGATGGATGAAGTCAAAAAGCCAAGCTTTCGCGCTTGGTTTACGAGCGGCAGCTCTCCCACTTGACGTTACCGGCAATATTATCAACGCGATGTATGTTCTTGGGCCAAGCGGCACCGCGTCTATGCTAACTGAGTTTGTAAAAGACCGTCACGAAAATATTGAGTTTGTCGAGAATAATTCCGAAAGAATGAGGCATAGAAGCCTTTTGAGGGATAAGGATGCCCTCGCCCTTGGAAACACCTGGGAGGGGCGTAATTCAGCGATTAAGGCATATCTGTACGTCATTCAGTCGAAGGCAGATGAAGCCATCAGCTACCCGATGTGGCTTCACGTTTACAAGAATAGCCTTGAGGCTTACGGGCATGAAAAAGCAGTGCATATAGCGGACGATGCGATAACCTCAAGTTTTGGATCGGGTGCTTTGGAAGATCAGGTAGGGGTACAAAGATACAAGGGACTTCTTTCTATATTTGGAAACTTTTATAGCTGGCAGTCCATGATGTTCAACCAGGCGTGGCTTGCTGGTAAGATTTCTGGTCTGGAATATAGCAAAGGAAACACCTACAATGCCATTAAGGTTATGGGGGCGGCTACTTTTTATCTTTGGGGGATGCAGGCGTTACAGGAGAATATGTGGAAAGAATATCTCCGAAACAACCAAAGTGACGATCCAGAGGCTCGCAAGAAAAGAATGTGGGCTAGATTCTGGCAGCAGCCATTTGGCTATGTGTGGGGAGTGAGAGACATTGCCAACTATTTTACGGAGAAAAAGTTTGGTGGGCAACCAGGGAGCAATTATCGACTTGGCCCGATCGAACAGTCGCTTGAGATGCTCACTCAGCCATTGTTCGACAAAGAGTTCGATACTAAGTTTGGGAAGCATGTGATAAGCGCGGCTTCATTTGCAGCCGGAGTACCAAACCAAGTCGACACCTGGATGTTTAACTATATCGACTGGCTACAAAATAATGGACATGCCAGTTGGAGAGATTTAATTACTAGGAGAACTAAAAAATGACAATCGCATCAACTATAAATCGCGTCGGATATACCGGAAACGGTGCGGTAAGCAATTACTCCTACACCTTTAGGATTTTCGTAAACTCGGATCTCTTGGTCACGGTGAGGAATACGGACGGAGATGAGACGACCCTTGCTCTCACGACCGATTACACTGTGAATGGTGCCGGAGATGAAAGTGGCGGATCCATTGACCTTGTAAACTCTTCGCAAGCTTGGCTTACCTCTGGAAAACTGACTTCTGGATATATTCTTAGCATTCGTCGTGTTCGTCCGCTTACTCAAGACACTGATATTCGTAACCAGGGGGACTTCTTCCCTGAGTCGCACGAAGATGAATTCGACAAACTTACGATGGTAGATCAGCAGCAGCAGGATGAGCTGGATCGTTCTTTCAAATTGCCAGAAACTATCGACCCTGCGGATTTCGACGCTTCTCTTCCGCCTGACATCACCGACTTAGATTCTGCGGGTAAGGCAATTGTAGTAAACGCAACCGCAGACGGCCTTGAGCTTTCAACTACTTCTTTCGCTGGCGCGGATTCTCTTTTCTTAAACGATGTTGTTTATCTGACTTTTGCAAATAGCCCATACACGGTCAGTGAATCCGATCGCGGATCTCTTCTTTCGGTGGATACTTCAGGCGGTGCGGTATCTATACTGCTTCCGGCTATCTCTGGATTGGATCTGACGGAGGCGTTTGTCGTCTCAGTTAGAAAGCAAACTTCAGATACCAACGCGGTTTCTATTACGAGAAACGGAACTGACACCATCAACCTTGCAACAGCAGTTCTTTCTCTTCCCGTTCAAACGAACGGTTACATTTTAGTCCCAGACAAAGGCCCATCTCCTGACGATTGGCAGGCGTTAGGTTTCAGGGACGTATTGGTCGCTGGCGCAGTGGTTGGCACGACTGATTCTCAGTCTCTCAGTAATAAAACTTTAGTTGCTCCTGTGATAAGCACTTTTGAAAAGTACACCGACCAGGGCAGTGATCCCGCGACACCGGCGTCTGGATTTAAAAACGTCTATGGAAAATCGGCTGGTATATTTTACATCGACTCATCTGGAAACGTCAGGCAGCTCGTCAATTTGAACGAGGCACAAACGCTTACGAATAAAACCCTTACGTCTCCTGTTCTCACCACTCCATCTGTCGACGTAGAAATTTACACGGATCAAGGATCTGATCCATCGGCTCCGTCGGCTGGATTTAAAAAGTTGTATGCAAAAGCGGCTGGGATTTTCTACAGGACGAGTGCTGCGATTAGGCAATTTGCAAACTTGGATGAAGCTCAGGTTTTTACCGCGAAAGATTACGATGGCGGAACAGCATCGAATTCGTCTCGCATGACCATTCCGAAAGACACGCTCGCCAATCTCACGGCGCTTACTCGCAAAGCCGGTACGATTGTTTACGCGACTGACACTGATAAATTTTACAAAGACAACGGATCTTCTTTGGCTGAAGTAGGAAGCGGGGGGAGTGGAATCAACTACGTCGCAAACCCCAGTTTCGATTCCGCGGCTACGAGCTGGAATACTTATGCCGATGCCGCCGCCGATTCTCCAGTAGACGGGACTGGCGGGTCTCCAAACGTAACGATCACACGATCCACTTCTTCGCCGTTGCGGTCAAGTGGTATGGGAGTTCTCACTAAAGACGCAGCCAACCGGCAAGGGCAGGGCGTTTCTACCGACTTCACAATCGATCTTGCCGATAAAGCGAAGGTACTAAATGTTTCATTCGATTACGCTGTTAGCGCAGCATTTGTCTCTGGAGATAGTTCTGATGTTCGTGTTTGGGTTTATGACGTCACAAATGCTGTCCTTATTCCTGTCTCGCCATATACCATACAGGGCGGCACCGGAAATAATTTTAAGTTTACTGGGGTATTTCAGTCTGCTAGTAACTCCACTTCTTATCGTCTTATTCTTCATGTAGCGACGACAAACGCCTCGGCATGGACGATGAATCTCGATAACGTAATCATCGGCCCACAGATTCAACTTTATGGTGCTCCGATTGGAGATTGGACCGCATATACGCCCACATTCGTAGGACTTGGGACTGTTTCGGCGATTACTGGATACTATCGAAGAGTTGGTGATTCAGTTCATGTAATGACAAATTTTACAGTTGGGACTACTACCGGAGTAGCAGCATCAATTTCCCTTCCTTCTGGCATGTCGATAGATACAGCGAAAGCAGTGGCAAGTACTACCTCCGGCCCTGGCCCAATTGTAGGAAAATGGTCTAATGATGGGAATGCAAATCAGGAAGGTCACATCATTACAGCAACAACAACCTCAGCAACGGTTGTTTATTTTGGTAATATCGCCACATCAACGACAAAACTTGTGGCGCAGCTTGGGAATAGCTTTATTAATAATAGCTCAAACGCATCAGCTACATTTATTGTGCCGGTGGCTGGATTTTCAAGCACAGTCCTCATGTCGAATGACACTGATACGCGAGTGGTAGCGGCGCTTTATGAGAGCAACACCGCAAGAAGCATCTCAAATGCCGCCGCAAATACTGCGGAATATTTAACCGAAGATAAAATCTTTGACACTCATAACGCCTTTAACAACGCGACAAATATTTACACCGTTCCAGTGGCAGGGCTTTATCGAGTGGCTGCACACGTGTCAATGGCCTCTGGCGGAGGGTGGGGAGTTGGCGAGGCTTTATCGGTTAGGCTTTATAAAAATGCTGTCCTAAACAGAAGATTCGCCGCAAGCATGACAACCGCCGCGAATACTGAATCTATAATTGCAAGCGGTTCTGTCTTGGTGTCGTGTGTGGCCGGAGATACTTTAGAGGTCAGATTACTTCAAGCCTCTGGCGCTGCTCTGAACACAGACGGTAACGAACAAGAAAACTGGGTTTCCTTTGAGCGCCTCACCGGCCCCTCCGCAATCGCTGCAACGGAGAAAATATATTTGCAGTACACAGGGAATGGTGGAGCGGCCCAAACTGCCACAACCACAAATATGGACTGGGCAACTAAAGTTGTCGATTCTCATGGTGCTTGGAGCGGAACTGTGTTCACAGCTCCTAGGGCTGGCTGGTACATATTTGATATGGCGTGGAATTTAACCGCTGGGGTAAACACAAGCTTAAATTTGTACCTCAATGGAACCAGCACACTGTTTATGCAAACCACCTCAACGGCTGATACTCAACATTCTAGTAAATTTTCTAAGTATCTAAACGCCGGAGATTTGGTGAGTTTCCGAATCCAAAATAACGCTACTTTAAGCAATAGCGCAACAAACCACTGGCTCTCAATTTACAGTCAGGGGTAAGGAGAATAGATGCCAGCCGAATCCACAGCTTCTCGTCTATATAAACTCGAGTCCTCGCTCAACGCTATTCACAAGCGCGTGGATGATCAGGAAAAAAATATCAAAGAAGCCCTTGTAGAAATTGCCAAGGATGTGAAGGAACTTAACGGCTGGATGAACCGAGGCAAAGGTTGGGCGGCGGCGGCTATGGTTTTATCAGGAACCGTTGGGGCACTTCTTACAAAATTCATAAAATGAAAACTGCCTTTTTGACGAGGATTAGAACTTCTCGCGAAGGCACTTTCGGGAAACTCGCTGTTGATAACCTAGCTTTTTTTACAGGGGAACTCCCTTGGCGGAATAACAGATTAGACGATTCGTGTATTCCAGAGGGCCGCTATCTCTGTAGCTGGACTTTTTCTAGGCATTTTAACAAGAATCTTTATTTGCTTGACGAGGTTTCTGGTAGGTCTGGCATTAGGATCCACTCGGCAAACTTCATGGGTGATTCACCTCTGAAAAAACAACTTAACGGTTGCATCGCTCTTGGTGATAGACTTGGAGAAATGGACGGGCAACAGTGTCTTCTTCTCTCTTTTCCGGCGGTGCAGAGATTTGAAAAGTATATGAACAAGGAAAACTTTCAACTGGAGGTTATGTGGACTTCTTAGGCGCACTTGGTAGCGTTTTTACTGGTGGACTAACCGGCATTGTCGGCGTGGCTATACAACGTATAGCCGACTACAAAAACAAGCAGCTCGACCTTCAGGCATCGCGTGAAAAAATGGCGCACGAAGTTGAGATGATGAAAGCCCAAGCTGAGATGATGACTCAA